GGCGCGGGGGGGGGGGGGGGGGGGGGGGGGGGGGGCTTCATGGCTTGTACTTTGACAAGCCGGGACGAATCGGTGTCCCCTCGGGGAAGTCCCCAGGCTGATCGGATTTCACGTAGAAAAATCCCGGCACACTGTCCGGGTCGTAGGCGACCACGACCTGCTCCGCCTCGATCATTGCAAGCCATGACTCGAACCTAGCCTGTTCATCCTCCGGCAGGCTACCCCCCTGACGGATTCTTCCTAGGTCCCTGAGCATCCGGGCCGGGTACGCGGCGGCATGCTGGGGCTTGACCCGCCAGGGGATCTCACGGTCATACCGGGCCTGCTTCTTCGTGAGGCCGGCACGATGCAGGGCAGCGGCAACCGTGGATCGAGCTACCTTGTGCCCGGTCGTTTCGTAGACTCGCTGCGTGACCTGTTCGTGCGTCAAGCCTTCGTCCTGCACCCAACGCCGCAGGGTGGCGTTGTCAGGCAGGATCCGTGGAGCTGGCATTCAACCCTCCCGAGGGGGATTATTTCCTGCTCCACAGGGTACTACACATGTTGCCAACATATGTCTAAGGGTTTGCTTGCGGCGTTGCAGAAGTCGTTTCAAGGATTACAGGCAGCGTTTCGCCACGTCGTGTCCGGAGGGGGATTTGAACCCTACTCATATGTTGCAATCCTCAGGTCATACGTTGTACAGTCACTCACATGTTGTGTTCAGACTAGTCACTAGACGGAGGATTCCCTCGTGAACATTAGGATTTCTGAGGCGGCTGAGGGGTACATCGCTCACTGCCGGATGCGTAAGCAGGCATATAACACGCTTCGCACGAAGCGCACCGTGATGGGATTTGCTCTCGATACGTGGGGCAACATTCAGGTGCAGAACATTCAGGCCCGACACATTGATGTGTTCTTCTCCAGCCACGACTGGGCACCGAGGACAACGAACCTGTACGCGCAGGTGCTGCGTGGTTTCTTCAAGTGGTGCCGCACTAATCGGCATCTTCCTCGGGACGAGGACCCGATGGAGATTTGGTCGAACGTTCCTGACGATGGGCGTGAGCGCCTGTACATCCCGGGGGACAAGTTCCCTGATTTGCTGGATGCTGCGGAGCATCCGCTGGATCGTTGGGTGATAGCTCTCGGGTTGTACACGTTGATGCGCGGGTCGGAGATCCGCAGCCTGCGGGTGGACGCGCTCGAGGGCAGGGGCACGGACACCCCGATGATCAGGATCTTCCGGCATAAGACGCGGGATCACGACGTGATGCCTGTGCCGTTGGAGTTGGTGGAGGAGTCGGATCGGTGGTTCCGCTGGCTGCGCCAGGACAAGGGCATCGAGCAGCCGTCGTGGTTCCTCGTGCCGCAGAGGTGTCATCGTGCCCACGTGTGGAACGAGGAGAAGGGCAGGTTCCTGTTCACTTCGGGTGATCATGGGGTGGATCCGACGAAACCGTTCCGCAACAACTACCTGCCGGTGCAGCGTGCCGTGGCACGCCTCGGCTTGGACGGGACACGGGTCGGGGTGCATACGCTTCGGGCTTCAGCGGCCCGTCACCTGTTCACGGAGCTGTCGAACATGGGCTATGACGGCGCCCTGAGGCGCGTGTCTTCCCTGCTCGGTCACAAGAACACGATCACGACGGAGCGATACCTGGGGCTGTCGCTGGAGCGGTCCAGCCGGAATCAGCAGTTCGCGGGGAATCGGATGTTTCCGTCGCTGGCGAAGCCGGCGGGGGAAGTTGTCACGTTGCCTTCGGCGGTTCATAATGCGTGACATGAAACGCACCCAGGTTGTGCATGAATGCGACGTGTGTGGGGAGCCGGCGGTCACGGTGACGATTGCGTTCCGGGGGGAGTACCCGTGGTCGGTGGACTTGTGTGAGGAGCATGCGGCTCCGCTGCGCCTGCTCGAGTCAAGGGGGGTCAAGTCTTCCGCCCCTCGAAAACCTCCCATTTCCCGCCCGAAAACAAAAAATGAGGGCCGTCCGAAGACGACCCATAAAGTGAAGCTGACGTAGCCACAGGTGGGCACCCCGTAGGGTGCCTCTCCCTGGCGATCTGAGCCATTCTGGGGGGTTCAAGGTATGACCCTAGGGTTATGACTAGGGTACGGTACTCAAACCCCCCAGAATGGCTCTATTTAATTGTGTCAGATATTGCTATGGAAGCAGACGAGACAACCTAGCTTTGATCCCAGATTGATTCGGGTTCATCAGGCGAGCAACCCTACGGCGCTCCGTCCTCAGATCCAGACCATCAGGATCATTCTTCCGACCAGGGGCATACGTCTTATGGAACTCCAGAGCCACCTTCGGATCCAGCCCATAGTGCTTCATCAGGGCAGCAGTGCCCTGCCGCAGGCTAGAGATTTGCTCCTTCGTCCACTTCTCCCCGGTGTTGTGGTCCGTCTCAATCCCGAGGTAATACTGATTGCCCGTGGAGTTAGGGGCTAGGGCGCTGGAGCCGACACCAGCGTGACAAGACTGCCCCGCCGCATACACGAACCACTTACCCTTCCGGTCCACCCAGATCGAGGCGGCAGGGGTCAGGTCGTTGCCGTAGCCGTCCTTGGCGTAGTACATGCACCAGTCCAGGGCACCAGGCGAATCACCAAACGGTGAGGCATCGTGATGCCACATGATCCCCCGCAGCTCACGGTAGCCCAGGTTGTTGTAGCCCACGTCCTTCCACGACTTACCTGAGTAGCGACCCATCTTGTAGGTCATGCCCTGCACAGGCACACCAGCCTGACGAAGAACCTTCACCAGATCCTTCAGCCACACACCCGTACTCACAGATCATCATCCTCATCCGGCAGGACAACAGCCTCATCCACAAGGGACGGTCCAAGGAACGGACCCACGTTGTAGGAGGCAATCGAAGTCAGCACAGACACGACAGCAGCGGTTGCTGCAACAGCCAGACCCTGCTGCCAGTCGATGGTCAGGACAGTCACACCGGCAACGAACAGAGCCACGAGAGCTTGGGCGAACGTCTTAACGGCACGCTCCCCGGCAGCGATCCAGAAACCCTTGTCATTCAGCAAGATGCTCAATCTCCTCATCAATCCTCACGATCTCCCGCTCAATGCGAGTGATCCTCGTAGCCATGTCATCCACCTTCAGGTGAAGATCACCCAGAGACTTGCCGCCGTTCTTAGGCATTCGAACGTCGATGTACCTCTCAAGAGGCTTCACAATGAGGAAGCGACCGACAGCAACAATTGCCCCAATGAGGGCCGTCAAGAACGCCAGAACAATCGCAGCGTCCTGCACGATCTGAACCCAGTCAGGTGTGTCGTAACCCATTACAACTCCCGACAGGTCACGACAAGCACACCGCCCAGTCCTGACTGTTGCCGTGGGGGAGAGGTTTGAACCATCTGGATGTCCTCGATCAGAACCGTGTACGTCTCTTTAGCGAGGAAGTCCTGTAGGACGACAGGTGTGCCAGCAAGAAGAGCGTTCCTCAGGTTCTGCCAGCGCGTCATGGCGTAACCGGGGTAGCCGATCTTCTGACCAAAGCGATCGGTTTCGGCGTCGAAGACTAGGAGCGGTAAGCGCCACACTTGCTTGCGGGTGACAGCAGGCAGAGCCTTGAACTGCCAACCCCGAATGATCGGACCCTTAGATGTATCTGATGAGGAACGTGTCAGCACGAACTTCAGGCCAAGAGACTCAACAGGAACCGAAGGAACAACCTGCACCTCGGTGTTCGCTGACCCCTCAGGGTAGGTGTAGATACCCGCCTCAGTCCCACCCTGCTGCACCGTGGAGACAGCAACGCTGCCCTTCAGCTCACCGAAACGCCTCACGTTCAGGAACCGGAACGACTTATTCTCCAGCGTGTTGTACCTGACCTGCCCTGTGTACAAGGTGCCCGACGCCACCAGCGTCGAAGCTGAAGTCACATACGTCCCCGACCCGTTGACTCCAACGCAGACACGGTCAGAGGAACCCAGCAGGCACACTCCATCAACGGATCCCGTAACTCCGGTTGATACGTCGAAGGCGTAGGCAGCCCTGCCCGACGCATCAAGATCAGATAGATCAAGGCGAACCACTCCACTCTTGCCGTCGATCGAGTCCTTCACCCCAGCGAACACGAACCTGTCGAACCCCGTGAAGAACTCCACCGGGGCAGACGACTGGTACGTCAAGGCACCGTAGGTGACCTGGCCCTGGTCAGACACCTGACCGATACGGATCCCCTTGTTCGTGCCGATCACCAGCAGCGCACCCAAGTAGGAGAACATGCCCGTGACGTACTCGCCAACAGGCAGCTCCGCTACCGTGACTGCGGCGGTAAGAGTAGGGAGCGAGCCGTCAGCCTCATCCACGGTGAACTTGTAGATCGCTGAAGAGTTCCCTGAATAGCCAGCAGCCAGGATCGCACCTGGGCTATCAACCGCAGCAGTCCATGTCCAGCCCGACTGAGGGTGAGTGTAAATGGCTGAAGGAAGTGCCCCACCTGTGAAACCACCCAACTCATGCAGGGCCGCACCATAGGCGGCAATCAGACGCTGCTTCACCCACCAGCCCTTACCGGCAGACGCAGCACCCGTCCACTTCGAGGAAGCAGTAGTGCCGGAAGCGGCAGCGAAGTCGATACCCGTGGAGTGGAAACCCCACACACCGTCACCCGTAGACACCAGCCACGACGGGTTCGCAGTCCAGCCCGTGATCTCCGTCGAAGACCCAGACCCCGTAGACCTATACACCTTGTTATTCGTTGTCAGATACACATAGTTCGTGGAACCACTCACGACAGACACACACCGGGCAGAACCCGTAGACGCATCCTGAAGGCTCATACTCCTCAGGAGCTTGAACTCACCCGGTGTCCAACAGTCAATCCCAACGCTCGATGTGAACCGGCGCATCGTGCGCTCGTCATCGGCAGGCTCAAGAAAGGTGATGCCAGCACCACCCGAGAAGTCACGCTGCGACCTAAGCCACCAGCCCGTCAGAGACTGCTCACCAGGATCCCGCTGATTATCGAACTGCTCCTTATTGGAGGCAGTGAAACCACGAGACAGAGGGAACTCGTCCGAAGCCACACCCAGGAACGGCTGACCGGCAATCGCCCACTCATAGGCGAAAGCGCCCAGCGAATACGAGGTCAGGCTGGACGAGTAGGCGATACCGATATCTAGGAGTACGGAGTCGGTGATGTCAGTTGTGACAGTCATCAGTCCTCGTCATATTCGACATAGCCCAGGAAGTCCCAAATGTCGTCATCCATGACTCCTCCTTCAGGTGGCAAACAGAAACCCCACCGGCCCTGAGGGGCGATGGGGAGCTGGATCGTAATCTCGGGTTAGCGCCTAACCCGGAATAGCGCGGCAGTCATTCCGGGAAAGCAGCAATGATGCTTTGATGTAATCAAAACATCACGGTCGTGAATGGGGACGATAACTTCCCATTGCGTGAAGTCATCCTCGACTAATGAGATGTGCGCGGATACGCAACGGCAGGCTCGTGCCGTGTTGTGGTTTAGCACAACACCAGATCCACAACTCCGGGGCTACCGAATCCGCAGGCAGCCCTGTGCTGATATCGGCACGCTTGTGCCGAACTGGATCATCTGCCGGACTTCTGCCGTACCGTTTGCCGAGAATCGGCATGATCCTGCCGATAGCCCCACCCCTGAGAATCGAACTCAGCACGACAGGATTTGGAGGCCCGTCTGCGCCCAGCGCGGGTGGATAAAACCCCACCAGTCCCTGGGGACGATGGGGAGTTAGTCGTCAATTCTTACGTTGCGGACTTGGAATGCACGAACCCCGGTGAGATGACCTCAACCGGGGTTCGGCTCTACTGGGTAGGTAGGTGGCAAGGATATCAGATGGACGCTAGGCACTCGTTGAGGGCGAGGCGAGCCCCGTCCGCAAGTGTCCGGCAGTTTTCGTGTCCGCATGTTGTGAGTTCAGTCGTGCGCTGATCAACAATGTTGACGAATCGCTGTCGCTCGTGAGCCCTTACGCGCTCAATCAGGTTGCAGCAGCACGGCATGTCGTATGTGGCGCGAGGGCACAACGGATCGTGAGTCATGGCTAGATCTGCTCCAAGAAAGCGGTGACATCGGCATCCGTGATGCCGTCCACCCCCGGCCCGAAGGTGCCGCCTGTGGTCACCTTGGTTGCCTTCGCCCGCTCGCGATCGGCTACCGTGGCGATCAGGTCGCATTGGCAGTAGTGGCAATGACCGCCTAGGTACTTGATGTGCGGCTGCTTGTGACTCTCACAAGGGCACAGCGGGTCGTGGGTCATACATGCTCCATGTGAGTCCCGGTGTTCGCTGCTCATGCTGTGACCGCCTGCTCCGCATGATCTAGGGCGTCGCGGTAACCATCGTGGTAACCGCCATCGAAGGGCTCGCCCACTGGCTCAATAGACGCAATTCGCTCTGCTGCCTTCTCCTGCTCCCGCTTGACGACCTGGGCAATCAGGGCGCATCGGCATTCGGTTCCGCAGGGCTCGCACCAGATCGGAGGTGCGGAGGGATAGGCCAGTAGGTGGTGAAGCCCTCGCTCGCACGGCTGCTCCAGCGGGCACAGCGGGTCGTGGGTCATCGGGGGTTTACCCAAACGTACTGACCATCCTGCCAGACCAGCACGCTGCCGTTGACTGGCTTGCCAGCAAAGACCGTTATCCTGTTGCCCTGGTCGGCATTCTGGTGCGACACCTGACCCATCACCTTAGCCAATTTGGATCGCTCATCAGATCGCACCCGCGAAATGAACTGGCACATGCAGTGTTGATCCCATTGGCTGCCAGCACGGCACATATCGTCATGCCGCTTTGCATCGCTAGACTCTGTCATTGGGTCCACCAGCCTTCCTCTGGTCGGGCCTAGCCCCATCGAGGTCGCACTCGGTGGGGCGCTTTCCTGTCAAGGGTAGACCCGATCCCCGACAAGCGCCAGGAGCCGACACAGGGGCAAAGTGGACAGGGAGCGTTAACCCCTAGATTGAGGACTCAATCCAAGATAGGCTGCCTTCGTCCCAGCGCCACGGGCCACCCTCGGAAGGCATGGGCGTCGGCGGCTGCCAATTGTGGTTAGCGTCAAGGCTCCACGAAGGGAACGGCTGCGGCTCGATGAACACGTCCGCGGCAGCGTCGTAGCGCCATCCGATTCCCGCGTATGCCTTGCGGAAATTGCCGTTGTATGAAGTCTGCCGCCACTCACCATCCAGCCCGAGCGAGGCGATAAACGCCTGCCCCAGCGGCTCAGAGTGTTCCGGTGCGGGGTCGGGGGCGTCAGCGTTGCTCACGCTAATGACTTGCAACACCGTACCGTCGTCGTCTATCTGTGCAAAGTAAGCCATAACGCAGCCCCTTAGACCGTGTACCGAATGATGACGATTCCTTTGCCACCCGCACCGCCGTTATTGGGGTTGCCACCGCCACCGCCACCGCCACCAGTGTTGGCGGTTCCGTTTGTTCCTGTCGTGTTCTTCTGGCCCGCGCCCCCGCCACCAGAGCCGCCAGCGCCTCCGGTCGATGCGGTGCTATTCGCGCCGCCGCCGCCGCCGCCCGCGTAAGTGCTGCCAGCGAACGTGGTTCCGTTACCGCCCGCGCCGCCTACGCCTAGCCCGCCCGGTGAGGTTGCGTTCGATCCGGCCGCTGACGCTCCACCGCCGCCACCACCAGCCGCTGCGTCGCCGCCGCCAGCACCGGCGCCGCCGCTGTTGCCGAGGCCGCCGCCTGATGCCGTAGCGGAGCCTCCGAGTGCACCAAAGTTGCCACCGCCGCCGGAGCCGCCCGATTGACCGTTATTCTGCGTGCTGTTGTTTGTGTATGACCCGCCGCCGCCGCCGCCGTTTGATGAAGCGATAGAGCCGAACGAACTGGTTGACCCCGCACCACCATTGGCGCTGCCAGTTCCGGCGGACCCACCGCCACCAACGGTTACTGTGTATGCCTGTGCGCTAACGGTTGTGGTGGCAGTCTCAAACTCTCCCGCGCCCCCGCCACCGCCGATGATGCCGCCGCCGCCGCCGCCGCCAGCCACGACAAGGTACTCGACGGAGCCCCCGCTGGAAACAGTGAATGTGCCCGAGTCTGTGAATGTGTGGTATTTGTAGCCGTCACCGGGCGTGGTTTCTGTGCCACCAGTTGCGGCCACAAACGCGGAAGTATTGGGCACGCGACTGAGCGGCGACTGCCCCCAATCCTTGACCGCCGTGGTAACGAATAGACGTGACCGCCTAGTCATTATGCAATCCTGTTGACGTAGCCGTGAATCGTAATGACGTTAGCCGTCGCAGCATAGGCGCGGATGGTGTTAGCCGCGGACCCGGTGCCCGTGAGGGTCAGACCGGGGGCGACGAGCACAAGTCCCGACTGTGCAGGAATGGTCACCTTTATGTCGTCATCGGGCGAGGTTGTGTTGCCGTACTGGATCGTCAAGAGCCGCGCCGTGGTGTCGCTGTTATAGGCGTAGAGCCACACCTCGTCAATCGTGGACGACGAGATGCCCGTGGCATGGATCGTCGTGCCGCTCGACGCCGTAGCGACGACCTTGATACCCCTGCCCTGAGTGGACCCACTAAGGAGGGTCTTAGTGAACTGAGCCATGGTGGTTTCTCCCTAGTTGAATACCTGAGCGGACAGGATGAGTTGGTCGTCCTCGATGGCAATAACCACAGGCGTGCCCGAGGCGGTTGAGGACAGAAGTTGACGGGGGGCGGTAAATAGGGCTTTAGTGACATACTGCGTATGAACGTCCGTAGAGTTGTCATTAACGTGTGAGTTCGTCTCATCGAAATCACGAGCTGACACACCATGCCGGAACACAGCACCAGCAGCATGAGACACAGCCGAAGTTCCATCCACACCACGAGTCACAGTCAACGTGGTACCGCTGACACCCGTGACAGTCACAACCTCCTCAGAGGCCGTATCAGCATCAAGGATCGCAGTCCACGGAGTGGACACAGGGAACCCCGACAAGGCAGTAACCGTGATCGAAGTCGTTGAATTATTTGCGGAAGCAGACAACGTGGTTGCTACCGCAGTAGACGAGTAATACCTACGGGGCATCTATCCTACTTCCGATAGTGAATGGGCGTATTGAGGTTGTCACGGAACCTGGCGATCTCCTCAGCCAGACGCTGCTGATACAGCGCATACAAAGTCCTAGCCACATTCGAGGCAGAACCAATCTGTCGGCGCTCATCAAAGAAGCCTGCCTGCACAGAACTCGGATCCAGCAGTGCCACATCGATTGACGACACAAGTCGGGCAGCCGTCCCCAGAGCAACAACATCCCGGCACGATGCAGGAAAACCAGTCGTCCCCGTGAGCGTGTCCGACCCTGCTGACAGGCTCGTCGGCTCCTTCAAGAACCGCACCTGAACTGTCCTGCCAGGAACAATCGGATCCCATACTGTGATCGTCTTCCCCGTCGCGTAAGCGGAAGCAGCAGCAGACGTATCAGCCTGCCAGCGCCTCACTGTCTCCCAGCGGCCCGAAGGGCCAACCGTCTGCCAAGTCACCTGAAACACAGACTTCACAGTCGCAGGAATCGAGTAGGTACTCTTTGAAGCCAGGAACGTGAACGTCGTCACATCCTGAGCCTTCAACTCCACACCCATCGACTGGATCGTGTCATTGATTGCACGCTTCACATAGTGGCGAGGGAACAGGGGATTGAACGTGACACGGGCATTATCGCTGTGCGTAGTCGCAGTCGTCCCATCCACACCACGACCCCACGGCTGCAAAGACACAGCATTCGTCGTGATCGCATCAATGTAGACAAGCTCATCATCAATCTCAGCCCGACCCATACCCAGGCGGGAACCGTTATCCACATTGAACGTAGTAGCCGTCGCATTCAGCGACCCGTTCAAAGCAGTCACAGACTCCTGCGAACGCACATAGCCACGCAGCATCGACAGGACATCATCCGTCAGTTCATCGAACGTCGTCACAGGATAAACTCCTCCGTCACCGTGTAACCCAAAGCCACCAGCTCATCCTTCGTAACGTCATCCAAGAAGTGATCCCTGCCACCACCCAAATAGATTTGGGCAGCCAGGGTGCGCTCCAAGTCAGGGTGCTGTACCTCAGACCACACACCGTCTTCCCTCAACAGTGAGATGCCCTCGTACTCCTTGAACATGCGCCACTGGTAGGTGTTGCGAGGCGTCCTGAACAACCAGCCCTTACGGGTCACAGTCACCGTCCCGAAATCGTTAGACGGATCCACAGGTCCAGGGATGATGAACACGGTGGCGATAGTGTCCGCATCCCCGAACAGTTCAGACCCAGCAATCCCATCAGGGGACATCACTAGGTTCAGGCTCGGGTTGCCTACGGCACCCGTAGAGGCAAACCCCGTGATGTTCATCGAGGTGAACGCTGTCGTCGTACCCAAGGCAGCAGCGGAACCGACACCAGCAACAGGGGTAGTGACGTTCGCCTTAGCCGTGCCGACTGTCGCACCTGAAGCCAGCCCCGAAGGGGCGACGACCGCTGTCAGGGCGGGGGAGCCCACAGCACCAGAGCCAGCAGCAATCCCATCCACAGGCAGGGCAGCATTCACCTGGGCAGAGCCCACAGTGCCAGCAGCGGCAACCCCAGACACGGCAATACTGGTGTTCGCCTGAGCTGTACCCACAGCAGCAGACGAACCCACCCCGGTCGGGTAAACCGTCAGATCCAGACTCCAACCTAGGAACTGGACCGGACGCTCAGTGATGTCCTGATACTGGACAGTCACTCAGACAACCCCTACAGGGAGAAAATCTTGTTAGCGCCGGAATCCCACACCACAGTGATGTCGCCACCAGCAGGCTTAATCGGGATACCCGTGCCCGTGTCAATCCACGCAATCAGACGCTGGCTAGTCGAAGCCACATCAGCGCCACCGGTCGAAGACGACGACTGGAACAGCAGCAGCGCATGATCATTCGTGTCAGACGCAGGCGTCGTGAACGTCACATCAGCCGCATCAAACACGCCATCAGTCACCGTCTTAGAAGACAGCGCACCAGACGTGGCATGCAAAGTCGCACCAGCACCAGTCACATCAGAGACTGTGTCATGCGAGGAAGAATATGTGTAACCCCGAACCAGGGCCACCTTGATAACCGCCGTGTCAAGGTCAATGCTCCCATCGAGGAAGCCTTCCTTGGCCTTCGGGAAGACAGCGTTCGCCACCTGTTCTCCTTAATCGAACTTAACAACCTGCCCCGTCTTGGGGCTGAAATGGGCACCGTTACTGAATGTGTTATTCGTTGCGTCAAACGCCGCACCCGCCCTAGCACTCACATCAAGCGCCCTGGCGATATCCGGTGTCCTCGTTGAAGCAGGCTGGACACCCGCAGCCCTCGCCTCCCGATAGAAGGCAAGCTCTTGTTCCTTGTTCTTCTCAGCAGTCCGGTCAATGCCGAGATGGGATCGGCCCCAGCCAACCCGCAAGGACGCTGCCCGAAGGCACTGTCCGTAAGTCTCATGGTCTTGCGTGATACACCCGGTCCTACAGGCCATACCTATCCTTCCAACGCCTGTAGGGGCCACCCCACTATTTGAGTGACCCCTACAGGTACGTCAGTGCTTATCAGGCAGAGTTGATGCTGGAGCTGGACTCGATGCGGTACAGCGCAGCCTCACGGTAACGCTTCCACCCGAGAACGCCGTACCAGCCCAGGGGCCGGTGGCGCATCAGCTTGTCGGTCACGGGACCGACGATGGTGTGCGGCTCCTCCGCGACAGCCTCAGCAAGCGCCTGCTTGCCCACGATGATCGTGCGGAACACGCGAGCCGACGTGGCACCATCGGTAGCGTTGTACATGCGCGGCGTCTCAATGAAGTAAGCGCCGTCAATCGTACCGATGAAACCAGGCCAGAAGTTCTCCGAAGCATCGTACTTGTGGAGATCCTGAAAACCTCCACCCGTCGTCTCGCTACGAAGATCGTGCGAAACCTCAGGGTGAATGTAGGCCGCGTACAGCGACCCCTGGCGCGGAACAGCAAGACCCGCACGCAGCTTCGACACACAGAAACGAATGTCCGTCAGGGCAATCGTATCCGTCGCCTCAACCGTAGCGGTCGAAGACGGAGTGTCAGAAGCGTCACGGGAGTAGCGGACATTGCTGCCACCACGAAGCTCCGTCATAGCAACAGCATCGAGGCTGTCAGCCATGTTGTAAGCGATAATGTCCGCTGCTGCCGGATCGACATCGGACAGGGAGAACAGACCCAGGCGGCGCGTAAGCAGGGCAGCATTGCCGTACTCATTCAGCGTCACCGTGACCGTGCTGGTGTTGCTCAGAGCAACAGCATCAGGGTCAACGTTCTCAGTAAGGGTTGAGGTAGCCTGAGCCAGATCAGTGTAAATCTGGAAGACAACCGACGAACCCGGCATGGCCTGCTGCACAGGCCGCTTATCAGCAACATCACGGATGAGCGGCTGCGAACGCAGAGCCATCTCAACATAGCGATCATAAGCAGTCTGGACGAGGTTAGTCATGCCAGTCTGGTTGCTGATCGTAGCCGTACCAGTGTAGGTGTTAGGCATAGTTGAGATTCACCACCTTTCGCGGTTAGTTGTTGGACTTGGTCAGTACACCGCTGGCCCAGCCGCGTTATTGAAGATGATGCGATTAAGCTCCTCGGGAGTCTTAGCCGCCGCAATCATCGCCATAATCTGCGACTCGTCACCAATCGGTGCTTGTCCCGCGTTCACAACCTCGTTGAACTGCTGATAGCCCGGAGGCACCTGAATCTCAGCCTGATTACCCATCTGCCCATCGTCCGGCGAACCATCGTTCACAGCCACCGTGGGCTGGAACACGTCGCTACGGTCATCGAGCCAAGACGTAATCTCTGCCTCGCTAGTCAGACCCTCAGGGATCAAATCAGCGATCTTCGGGTTGTATCCGCGTGACGTGAGAACTTCCTGCACGCTGCGCTTCCGAGACTCAACACGGAAACCCTGGAGTTCAGACTCCAGCTCCTTGATGCGGCGCTGTGCCGCCTTATGTGCCTTACGCACCTGCGTAATAGCGCCATCATCGTAGTCATCGAAATCGTCAGGCAGATCGAACTCGTTATTCGCCATAAGGCGATCACCCTCTTCTCATCCGTGAGTAAGTCGCCACCCACACACACAACTGGGGGGTCATGTGTGGCTGTGACATACAGGTCTTGTGACTCACCCTGGGGCCTGCCGATCCAGGTGTGGGTGGAGGTGCTGGGAATCGAACCCAGGTCTAGGTCTGTGTCCTTCGTGAGGCTTTACAGTCCTGCATTCCATTCACCCCCGAGGCAAACTATTTGCCCGTGTGAACTCTGTACCAATCCCAATCGCTCACTTGCTAAATGTTCCTTTGCACGCCGAGAGATGCCGAAGAAGCGCCAGCCGACCCAGCGAACCTGTCACGCTCCCTCTTCGCACGCCTCTCCGAGGCGAGCGCCTTCTGCTGATCACCAAAAGCAGCCGCAAGAGTGTCCTGCTCGCTATACGCCTCACGGTCAATTCCAGCGAGAACCGTTTCCCTGTCGGCAACCCTGCGCGCATTATCAAACGTGCCCTTCAACATGGACTGAGTGCGTGGATCGAACGGATCCATGCCCTGACCCAGCACAGTCCCAGCCAGAGCGGATGCCTGATTCAGGCCCATGCGGAACCCTGAAGCCTCGGCCATTCCACCGATCTGAATGTTGCGGTTGATGTCAGAGATCTGCCGCTGGTTACGGGCAGCAGCATCAGAGGCCAGCATGACGCCCTTCTCGTCCGTCAAACCTAGAAGGTAAGCCGTAGCCGTGCCTTCACCGATTCCGTAGTACTCCTGCAGTTCAGCCAGCACGGTCGGATTGATCGCTGCTTTCGCAGCCATAGCCCTCTGACCCACCTCAGCGACCGAGACGCCTCCGGCGAAGAACCTGCCGTAGTCATCGAAGGAGTCGTAATACTCAGGTGGCAGGTCGAAACTGGCAAGCGTGTTCCGGTACTCCCGCTCCATGTTGATGTATTCGCTTTCCGACATGGACTGCCCTCGGGCTGCCATTGCTTTCATGCCAGGGAAACGCTTCTCGTAGATGCTGCGGGTTTTCTCATCGGAACGGAACAGCAGTAGGAGATTCTGACCGGACGGATCATTGTCGGCAATGCCCAACTCAATCCACTCGTCCAGTCTCGTCAGCATGGTGTTGATCTCGGCAGCGGTGAAGCCCATAGACTCAGAGAAGCCAAGCTGCTCCATCATTGCCTTGACGAGCACCTTCGCGGCCTGGCGCTGACCCGTGTTGATGCCATCGCCAGATCCCGACCCGGTGCCATCTCCGTCTCCGGTGCCGTCACCGTCTCCATCGCCAGTACCGTCACCGGAGCCAGTAGAAGTCTGCGTGAAACCCCACGTCTGAGTCGTCTCGTTCCACGTCCACTCATAACCATCAGGGAGTTCCTGAGTTGGGGGGTTGTCCTTACCCAACTTCGTCTCAACCCAAGCAGACCCGTTCCACACCCAGTCATAACCAGGCTTCGGAGGAGCCTTCGGCTTAGGGGGCGTCTTCGGTTTCCGCTCACTAGGGGGCGTCACACCAGCCTGACGCATCCTCTCCTCACGGGCACGACGTTCAGCCTCGGCACGCTGCTCCCGCTGACGCTGCTCGGCAGCCGCTCGCTCACGAGTTTCCCGAATGCGGTCATTGCGATTCTGCCGAATGACGTTGTCTCGCTGACTATTACGCTTCGCCATGACTATCCCGTGAACCCGAACGCACGAAGCAACGAAGTGCCAGCAGCCATGTAGGTATCCCTCGCATTATTCGTCAACTGCCAGCGATCATCCTTCTTGATCTCCTGCTCAAACTGCCACAACGGCATCAACACAGGCTCACCCTTCTCGTTAGGGCTAGTGAACGCCCTACGCAGCAAAGGATCAGTCAGGTCAACCTCATCGGGACCAGCCAGCTCAAGACGGCGATACAACTGATTGATGTAGCCAGCACCAAGGTCACGCACAGAACGATCCTTGGACAACTTCCCAGCAAAAACTGGGTACAAGGACTCAGCCTCAGCAATGATCTCATTCCAGGCGTCATCCTCATCGAAGTTCGCATCAGGGTTCAAGATCTTGCGAGAAGTCTGACGGATCCACTTCTCGTCACGGTCAACACCGTAAGCACGAACAGCCTCAGTCAAGGCACGCTCGGTGTCCAGTAGCTGACCACCAGGGGTCAGTTCCGGGTCCGCCTTACGCTGGTTAGAGAACTGCTTCGACAGCCAAACCCGCAGGCCCTCATCCTTCTGAGCCCAGCCCTCATAGACGTAACGGCGAGCAATCTGAGCCAGAATCTCGGGAGGAATCTCAATGTTGTACAAGTCATCAGCAAGGGCCTCAATGGCATCCTCAGCGTCAGATAAAGCCGTGTTCCAGGCTGTCTTGTCCTTAGCGAACTCAAGCCTAAATGCGTTCTTCCACGACGTAGACTTCTCAGGATCGTTCCACCAGTCACTCTGGTAGACCTCATCCATGAACCCGTCAACGTCATCGTTACGGATGTGCTTCTGAAAGAGACGATTCAGTTCAGGGTCACGCTTGATAAGTTCAGCAATCCACGGACCGCCAAGATCGTTGTAGTACTCGTCCATGAAGTCACGGCGAGCCTCAATGCGATCTTCGCGGTCACCCTTCGTCATGTCACGGAGAGTCTTACGGGCCTCTCGGACCGCCTCCTTCGCCTGATCAAGCTGCGGTCCCTTGATCTTGCGCTTCTCAAGATCCTTCAGGACACGCTCAGCGTCAGCCAACTCGCGGCGAGCCTGCTCAACGGCAAATGGTTTCTTCCCACCACCCTGGGCCGGATTAGGCCCACCTGACACACGATCCTTAGGATCACCCGCGGTCTGGTCAGCCACTCACACCACCCCCAAGCGCACCCATGAAAGCGTTATAAAACTTGTTAGCCTGAGTGGCCTTGTAGTCATCAGCCGCCTTAGCGAAATCCAAAGCCAGGACGCTTGCGTCGATCCCACCAGACTGAACAGCCACATCCCCATCCATCTCCACGGTGCGGGGATTAGCCATCTCGGACTTGTTCAAAGTCTTCAGGAAATCCCTGTACTCCCGGTCGGTGGGGTTACGACCCAGGACACCCTGCATCGTTTGCAGCAGCAGGCCACGCGCAGACGTTGGGTCAGTCAAGGCAACCGAACCGCCCCCACCGCTGCCACCGCCGTACCCACCACCGTAACTGCCTCCATAAGAGGAATAGCCTGAGTAGCCGCTGGAGCTACCGGGATCACTTGGCGCAGTAGTCTGACCCGAGAAGATCATTTGCAGCGCCTGCCAAGGCGGCGGTGAGCCGGGGTTTAGCGAGGCGTTGAGGATGTCCTCTTGCCAAAACCCCTCAGCCCATTGATCGCTGTAGTTCGGGTAATCCCGGTAATAGACCCGAGCAGCGGCTTGAATGATCGCACGGGAGTCGGGGTCATTCCAGTACGCCTCGCGTAGATCACCAGAGGTTTGCGCTCGATACACCAGCGGAAGCGTGGAAATCTGCTGCTCTTGCCTATCAGCCGTCCCCCACACGGGGGGGCGATAGGTCACCTGATAGCGCATGTACGCCGGAGGGCGAGGGGACGACCCACTAGTGGACGTTGATGTTGACGATGAGTCGTCGCGTGCCGGGGCCGTAGTCGTGGTCGTGGGTACAAGCACATTGACGCCAGGCCCCGACTGTGTGCCCCTAGGCGGCGGCTTAGGCTTACTCGTACTTGAATATCCACTTGAACTGGTCGGCGTTCCACCGAAGTATGTGGGCTGCGACATTACCTACCTACCAATACGCCAGTCGGAATGAACTCGCCGTCCCCGTACAGGTTCTCCTTCAAGAGGGGCATCAGAACTCTGTCAATGAAGATCTGCGCGTTCGGGTCTTCAGACCCGATCTCCGTCAGGAAGCCCTGCAATTGGGCGTCAATTTCATCACGCAACTCCCGACCCTCGGTAGTGCGGGCATTCAGGCCGTCGCGCTGCGCCTTCCAATAATCGAAAGTCTCAACAGCTTCCGTGATCTTCTGCACCGAAATTGGGATCTCGGACTTAAAGTCATCGCTGTAGTAGTAGTCAATCATGCGACGCACCTCGCCCTTCGTTGATGCGTCACCATTGAGTAGGCGCTCAACGGAACCAATCCAGCCCTGGTATGAGGAAGAATCCATGTCAATGTCTGCCCAAGGATTCGCATGGCGAATTGACTTCAGGTTGTATTCAATAAAGTCGTCTGTGACTTCATGCTCCGAGCCATCCTCAGCCACAAAAGGTTCCCCATTAGCCTGGAGTTCTAGCAGATACTTTTGAGTTTGGTCGTACTCGAAGCGCCCCTCAACGGAAAGCAACTTCCTGATGTACATGCCCTCAGGTGTCGGTTGCTTAAACTTGGTCTTCTGATACCAAGCCCACATCTTGATATCAAACTCGCCATCTCGCGGGTACAGAAATGTTGCCGCAATCGGGAACTTGCTAACGACCTCGTCGTTCTTGCGAACCCAGTCGTATGCCCTGTCGGTCATTGAGTCCAGAGCGGCAGTACGCATCAATCCACCGGGGTCGTCGTCTGCCCCAGGGGTGGTGGTTGAGCCGACCGTGTAGGGCATGGCCTCAGGACCAAATGTGGTGTAGAAGTCAACGAGCGCCTGCTCGTAGGCATACGGGTCATCGCCGTAAGAATCAAGCATCGACCGGAATGCCCGGTTCATTGAAATCACGCCCATCTCGCGACCGATCCTGGTTACGTCTCCCGGGATCAACTGTGGCGAGGCAGGAACCATGAAGCCCATGATCATCTTGCCAACCAGAAAGTGCTGGGCCATAGTCGCAACCTGCTCACGATAGACCCGCATCGCCTCAGGTGAAGTGTCCTTTGGCTCAATGCCTGCGGCTACAGAGATCTGGAAAGCGGCACGCATAGCATTGCCGTAAGCGGCGTTACGCTCGTCCCAGTCAAGCCCCTTGATCAGTCGGACCACCCCGGCGGGAAAGATCGTTTCCCACAATTTCGCGTCCTGTGCGTACTCACCAAGCACCACTCTTTCAAGAGCTTCAAATTGTGGAACGACAGCAAATACGGAAGAGAACGGCAAGACACCTACCGGCCCTGTCGCGGAAGCGATCAGTTGATTGGGGTCAGACGACGGCAACAGCATGTTGACCTTGCCCCCAACCTCAAATGGGCTAAGTGACAATGTGTTGTTGCCAGTCAACGCACGAATTGAGTTAGACACGATAGAGTTCACGATCCCCGCGCCCGGGTACATGAAGTACTTCCCGCCCCGGTCGTCTTCCCACACGAACCCCGAGTCCTCCATGAGGTCATACGTGAGAGCGATCTTCCAAAAACCCTCTGGGTAGTTCTTGCCGACACGCATCATGCGTCGGAAAAAGTCCTCAGTTGCACGGTAATAGCGCGACAGGTTGCGAATCTTCCACGCAAAGATCGTGCGATTTGCTGGGTTGTCCGAATAGGCAAGCGTGAGATCGTAGGCGCGGTCGGCAGCGAGCTTAAAGGTGCGGAAGTCAGCCTGAGCCTCACCTACAATTGGAACCAGCGAATCCCGGTAGCCCTGGAGTTTTCCTATTTCAGTCATGTAGTTCGCGGTCCAGAACGGGTCACGAGAGATGCGGTTGTACTGGGCACCTAGGACCGACCACACCTTGTCCATCGCGCCCATCGAGGTAAGATTCGGAATCGGGGTCTTTTTGATCCCCAACACCGACACCGGTCGGTCCGCAACGTCCAGTTCCATCATGTATCCGGTATCAAGGTCATCCATGCTCACTCGTGTGACCTGACCAACTCCATCTGGATTTTGCTCAACCTTCACGACCCGACCCCAAAGGCCATCGTTAAGGGAGCCGTCAGCCCGTGTAAACAGGTTTGTCACGTCGTCCATATACCGGGCGACAAAATCCTCGGGCGTAACATTGGGTTCAGTCAGGGCCGCAAGTCGATCCTTGTACCCGTAGGTTTTGTCGTTGCGGACAATTGACGCAAGGTCGTCAATAACCTGACTGCGCGTAGCGGGATCTAGATACTTCGGAATGTTGGCAACGCCCACAGTGCCGAGGGCACCATCCAGCTGCACCGCGCCGCTAATGTTCCTATACCAAGACATGAAGTCGGCTGGGCTAGCCAGTCGCATGTCAATGTCAACGAAGTCAACGTCGTACTGAGCGCGAGCCAGAGTTATGCCATCTAGAACGCCTAGATCCTCAACGGTTCGGTCCAGAGTGCTGGTCGTGCGGACAGAGTTCATGTACGTGGCCTGCTCCAGCACATCATCCATCTTGTGCTGCACGTAGCCTTCAATGGCAGAGGTTGCAATGCCCCGAGCCTGAAGTTCGGTCATGCCCTTAGGCAGACCCTCCATACGCATCAGAGAAGTCGCTAGGAGTCGCACCTGTGTAGGCTTGTCCCCATTGGCAATGGCAGTAACCAGCTCGTCAGCTTCGACCTCGTCCAAACGGTCAAGGATGAATCGACCAAAAGCGTTGTTCGTCATCTCTTGCGACGAGTACCGCTCGTTCTTTGGCTTTTTGCGACGATTGAAGAAACCAAGACGAGAACCATCACCAGCGTAGGTAGCGGCACCCACCTCATATTTGATGTCCTTGGGCACCCTGCCGAAACCATCACGGTAGGCACGCACGCGAGTGCTAAGGCGACGCCCCTCAATAGCGTTGGTCCACGAACCTGAAGTCATAGCCCACAGGACGTAGTCTTCGAGTGCGGACCGCTGGATGAATCTGGGGCCAACTAGGGTGCCGAGACTCCAAGCATCAGTAATGGTTTTCGCCGGGTTCGTGTCAGCCCAACCCATCACAGCGTTCCAAAACCCGGCTCTTTGCTGCAACAGCTCTAGGTCGGTGAAGTCAGGCATTTTCGTGTAGTCCGAGGTCTGCCACAGATGCAGCGGGTGTTGCCTAGATGCGTTGTTTGCACCAAAGTCAGCCGGGTTATACGTCGTGACCGAGCCGTCTGCGTTACGTCGATACACCTTGGTGGGGGAGTACTGCTCCCACGCCCGATTGCCCGTGATCAGATCGTCAATGACACGGTCAGCGTTTGATCCGAACCTGTAGCGAACGCCGACAATCTCGGCGGCCGACCGCACCAAGCCATTACGAATATTGATCCGTGTGGACTGGTCAGCCACCTTAAATGCGTCGGCAATTGCCCGAGCCTCGTACTTCGTAAAAAATGCGCGAGCAAAAGTGAAGATCTTGTCAGCGTCGCGACCATCGGCTGTACTAATGATCGCCGCATTCGGCTTCCGCACAAAGAGGCGGGTAAGGCGAGTAACGCGTCCATACAGTGTGTCGTCCGAGTAGCGAAACTTCCCCGGGTTCAATTCCGGTGTTGTTAAGACACGATCAGTTTCCTGGGTTGATGCGCTCGTCCCGCGACTCTTGAAGGCGGGACGGCGCTTACCCACGAAACCAACAGCCTCAAGGATAGGCGACCTGAAGGCTCGAGGGGCGATACCGGATGCGTCACCAATCAGGGGAGCGTTCTCGTTTAGGATCGCTGCGATTGCCTCTGGGTTTGTGGAGCCCTGCGGCCCGAACCTGCGCTCAAGCCGCTTCGCCCCCATACGGGCACCCAGTCCGCGAGCGGCCAGTTCCTGGCGAGCCATCTTCTGCAATGTGTTCAGGCGACCAGCGCGAGGAAGGAGAACATCGCGACGAGCGCCCTGGGCAGCAGCGCCGTACATTCTCTCGTACACAGTCCGAATGTGACGTGCCTGACTGATCGGAACGCCACGCAAAAGAGCATCTAGGTCATTACCAGCGACGATAACGTCACGAACGTCGTCAAGCGTTTTGACGCCAGCCTTATTGTTGTAGTCAATCAAGTCATCAAGGATCGGCGCAATGTCGCCGTGCAGTTCCTCAAATGTGGCGCGGTAGTTCGCCGCCGCCCCTGTTCGACCCGTTCTAGCTTTCTCTGCGGCAACCAAAGTCTTGTACCGTTGAACACCGTCAACAACGGCCTGCATTTCTCGCCGCACCTTAGGTATCGACAGTGCGGCAGTAATGTCAGCCCCAGGTGCGAACTTGAGCATAGAATAGCGCATCACTCGGGCTACTCGCAGAATCTTTGCGGCGCCAAGCGTCGGGTCAAGGCCGATGCCAGCAGCAATATTGACAACGTTGCCAACGTTTTCACGCAGAAGACTGTCAGCAGGAAGAATCTCCGTGGGGATCCCTTGAAGCAAGTTCAGGCCCATGTTTGAGTTACTTGCCGCATCCACGGCCTTCATGGCCGCCACGAGGTTCGGATCCTCTTCCTGGGTGTAAATCAACCCACGCAAAACGGCAAGCGCCTCGGGGTCATCCCGATACTTACGGAATACGACCTCGAACGGAGTGGCGTCCCGGTTCTCTGGCTGCTGATCCCACGGCTTTAAGAAACCGCCCGACCCAGTCGGATCCCATACGTATTTTTGCTTCTGATACTCGTTCGTGATGTCAACAATGACATCAACAGCTTTACTGCCGTGCTGGGCACGGGCCTCATCTAACATTGCCTGGTCGTACTGACCAGCAGCAACGTCATCCCAGTATCGAACAGCATTCAGTACTTGCCCTACGCCAAACAGGGGACCGGCAGAAAACACGTTTTTGGGGTCATCCTGAATCGCCTCAATGTTCGCATTGAATGCGCGGATTGCCTGCCGATTCGCCCACCAAAAACCATCCACTACATACGTCATGTAGTGGAACATGTTACGCATCCATTCAGGAACCAGCTCGCGACGTTCGGCCAGCTCTTGAGCCTTATGGAACACGGTGTCCAGTAACGCCATCTGATCTAATGGACCCATTGAGGAGAGGATGTTTGACTGGCGAACTTCATCACCCATCGCCCCGGCCATAAGGTACTTTCTAGCCGCGTTGTCTAACTCAACAACGTTAAGCAATCGGGCTACATCAGCCTCGTCAACGGCATCAGTTGCCATGCCTCGGGCTTGAAGCCGTTGCGCCTGCATCATCGCAGCGCGTGGGTCGCCCTCAGGGAATGTTTCGCTTACTCGCTCGGGGTACATCATCAACCCCGCGTTGACCAAGGCGCGAGCCACCGTCGGGTAGTTCTCTAGAGTTGATGCACGCTCGGGCGTCAGACCAGCGCGAACGACAGCCTGAGCGGCACGAGCTCGCGCCGAAGCAATACGCGGTACTCCCGCATTGTCCGGTCCTTCGTAGGGTCCGTAGTTTTCGGCAAACTGAACGTATCCGTAATCGACCTGCTGGGCAGTTGATAGCGGATTGTCCGCGATGTACCGCTCAACTTCACGCTGCTCCTGAGCGTCAGGGGCGTAGTTTTCAGTGCCCGGCAGGGGTCCGCGTGGGGCGGTGATTTGCGGACGGTTGTAACCCTGCGTGCTAGTCGGTGTACCACCGAAGTAGGTGGGCCGTGATGAAGGTTCAAGCTGGGGGCGGGGCACGCAGCTACCAGCCCCGAGCCGACGCTAAACGATACAGGCGTTCAATCGTGCCAGTATCGTCGTAGGGTAGAAATCTGGCGATTGACTCAGCAACACTCTGAGCCGGTTGGCTGACGCGCTTAGGTCCCGGCCCTGGCCCGAACGGGGCACCAGCAGTAATCGGCTCATCCGGTCGCTCCGTAGGAGCGAACAGGGGAGTGGGGCGCATGCCCTCCTCAACCACCTGGCGACCAGAACGAGGCTGCCGCATGCGCGGCTGCTCAGGAGCCTTCGACATAGGGGCAGAGGTCTGAAGATCCATCATCTCCTGACCCTCCCCGTACTGCCCGCCAGCCATGTACCTAGCGCCCTGACCATCCGTGCGACGTGACAAGGCCCCAGGGCCTGACACAGGAGCAGGGTTGCTCGGTCGGCGCATACCGCCGTGACCCTCAGCCATCCTTCTCCTTCACCTCAAGCCTAGAAATATCAGCCGCTGTCTCTTCAGCGAACTCCTCACGGTCTTTCTGCACCCACTCATGCGCTGACTGCCCCAACGCCAGAAACGCGAGATTCTGGAAATGGTCAGCAGCGGCCTGCGCCATCTGCGCGGCAAACACCATGCTGGTTGCGACCGTGTCAGAGTTGAACCATGGTGTGGCCTCAACGACTACAGGCTGCTCTTCGATGATCTCGATGATCTCGTCGTCCTCGTCCACACCCGGCTCCTTACCACTTGACTCGGCCCTACCACTTCACTTTGTCGGACCAGTAGGCCGCGCTCATCTTGCCCTTCGCAATGTTTGCTCGATGCCTAGCCTTGAACGACGCCTGACGTTTCGTCGGCTGCTTGTCACCCGTCACACCCTGCTGACCGAAACGAATCGTCTTGACCTGCGACCCCTCCTTAGCCACGACAACGTGACTCTTGGTGGGGTGGTTGGGTGTGCGCTTCGGCTTGTTGTAGCCAGAAACGCCAGCGCGCTCCAGGCGCGAATCCTTCTTACTTGCCACGCTTCCTCCGCACAGCAGCGTTATCCACCAGATTTGGGTAAGGCCGACCCGCCTTCTTCGCCCTCGCCTTCGCCGCAGCCTTTTGAGCTGGGGTCAAGGGGGTGGACTTCTTCTTCGGGTTGGGCTTATCCCAGAACTGCTTCTTACTTGCCACGCTTGGACGGCTTAGGCTTGACGGGCTGGATGACGAGCCTTGTCGGGGCTGGCTGCTTCTTCTTGGGAGGCTTAGGGCTGTCTCCCTTGCCTACTGCCGATCCTGTACCAGGCTTGCCAGCAAGAGGCTTACGTCCACCAATCGGCTTCGGCTTACCTTTTGCGGACCCGTAGTGCGCTGGCATTACTTGCTGCCCTTCTTATCGGAACCGCCGTAACCCTGGCCTGTCTTCGTCTGGCATCCACAGAAATTGCACATCAGCGACCGCGCTTAATCTTGCTGGCCGCGCTATTCAGCTTCTTAGTCGCGGTCAACCGGTCAGCAACCTTCTTGACGTTGTTTGCCTTGGTAGCTGACTTCATGCCAGCAATGTCCTTCTTGGCCGAAGACCTACTGCGACTTGCCTGCGCTCCGGGCATGACTACCCCTTCTTCTTTGACTTGGAAGTTGACTTCTGGCTGGGCCAACTACGGTCGTGGTAGTAGCCAGAAGCAGACGAGCTGCCCTGGCGATTGACTCCAGTACCGCCATTACGGCCAGATGGCGTTGCCCTCCGGGCTGCCGCACGCTTTCCAGTGCTGCCTTTAGCAGACTGAGCCTTCATTACCGCGCGCCCTTTCCTGATCCACGAGTGCCACCCGGCTGCTTCGCAGCAATGTGATTACCCCACGCGCCATGCGTCGGGCCGTACTGGTGAGGAAGCGCGTTCGTGCCCGACACGGCCTTCTCCTGATGATTCACAGGCTGAACATTCGCCGGGGCCTTACCGCCCTGATTCGCAGGCTTCTTCGGCGCTGCTGCGGGAACCGCCATATCTACTCCTTATGCAATCGGTACTCGTCGTGATACAGAAGCGGAGAGATTCGGCTCACCGCGCGCTGACAATCCAGCCAGCAGGAAGTTCAAATCCGGCCTGCCACCGGGAGGAAGACCCGCTTGACCCGGTGCAACGCCACGCACCCGGCCCATCGCGTCAATGCCCTCAAGGGACTCAGGTCCACCACCCGACATGGGATCCTGCATGGGATCGCCAGGGACCGGGGAGGCGTCATCAACCATCGGATCAACCATGCCGGGTGGCGGCTCCGGGGGAGCGAACGCCTCAGCGATCACTTCCTCAATCGGCTTACCCTTCTGCCGGCCCTCAATGATTATCGCCAACCGGGTAAGGATCTCCCCAGGATCCTGACCATTCTGAGCCAGCACCGGGATCGCCTGCGCGTAACCAGACACCGCCTGACGCAGCGCCTGACGCATATCCTCAATGTCCAGCTTCTGCTCTTCCTCCGTCGCGTTCAGCGAGAACGGCAGGGAGCGGCGTAGCCAGTCCTGCGAGATGAGACGGTCACCACGGGCCTGCAACCCAAACACCAGAGCGCGGTTAGGGTCCAGACCCGCCATGAGGCCATACTGAACATCGACCGAGTAATCGTTCTTGATGTCCTTCTCGGGCGAGTATGAAACCTCATACGGGGTGCCGTTGTCGTTACCGCGAACAGTCTTGCGGAACGACGCCCAACAGACCTCCTCCACTTCGAAGCAGAGGGCGATCAAATCCGTGTATGCCTCAGCGAACATGGCGTGCGCGGTGCGGACCTGGGTGTCGAACCCGGTCATCAGCGCCTGCACGCCACGGCCTGTGACGATGGATGCGTCAAGGTTGCCACCGCGTACCTCGGGGTAGCGGCTGCCCTGACGCAGTTCGTTATCAAGGATGCCTTGCTCTTGGAACGCGGCAGCGGGAACCTCGAGCGGGATCCTGCGGATCTTCTCCGGTGTGGACGAACGCAGCACCGCATCCGCACCGAGGGACAGTTCCTGCACGTCCTGGGGGAGAGCGATAGGTGCCTGGACGCTCTTCTGTGCTGCTTCCATTGCGAGGAGCGCGAAGCGTGCCTTCGCCACCTGCACCGCGATCACATCATCGAACTGCCCACGCGGGTCATCATCCAGACCAGGGCGGCGCACCTCCACGGCGAGGCACTTGCCCACCGGGTTCGCGGTACGGATCAGCTCAATCCCGCCCTCACCGGGCAGGAACAGGATGTCTACATCCTTGTCGTGGTAGCGGACCACCTCGATCTTCGTGGTCGCACCGGGTGCCTGCGAGAGGATCACGTTTTCCAGTTGCGGGAACTTCGCGATCAGGTCATCGATGTGGTAGTTGATCGTCTGGAACAGTGCCTTGACGCGGTCGCGCTTGTCGCGCACCGTGTAGCAGCCCATCGAATCCAGCCACTTGATGCGCGGCATGCGCTCATCCCAGTCGATCTCCACGATCCCCGGAACGAAGCCGTACGTCACATACCTGTCCGCAGCGGCATACGCCTGCTTCTGCAACTGCGAATACTGCACGTAATACGTTGCAATGCGGGTACGCATCTCCGCACGCTTCCGCGCCGAATCCGACACCATCGAGCTGGACGAGCAGTTGAACGACGGCAGCGGCGCGATCACCTCAGCCAGGTCCCGCGCCGCCACATCCACCATGTTCGCCACGATCGGGCGAGTGAACGGGCCATCCTCAGGGAACAGGTCAGGGAACACGTTCGCCATCTGACCCGAACGCACCATCTTGATGTCACGCATGCGCTGGTCGCGACCGTTGTTCTGCACACGCAGACGGTTGTAGAGGCCAGCCACCTCGGCAGTCGTAGGCAACGAGCCTCCTAAAGGGTCACGAACATGCGGTCACGTTCAAACGAATTCAAGTCAACTGTTGCCTGCGTGGAACGGTCATACCTCGTGGCGAACGGGTTGTTCACGTGGGAGCGGGAGAAGTTCGTCATCGCCGCTACCCGGTCCCGGCACGCAAGCTCAGCGAACCACAGCGCCATCACCGCGTCCGTCTTCTGCGTCTTCGGCGCAGCCGGATGCCACGTCACGAGCTGCTCCACCAGTGCCTTCGTCGCCTCCGACACGTGCGTGGACGGCAACTCAATCAACTGGCGCTTGTCCTGCCACCCCGAGAACAACGTCGTCATCGACGCCACACCGAAATCCACGTCATGCTTATTCGCCCCGGTGAAATGCTCCCGCAGGATCGCCCCCGCCCCCGCCAGGTACTCCCGCACCTCACGGTCCTGCGTCAGCATCGACTGGAAGGCGTTCTTCTCCACCCGCCACTCGATAATCCCGTACTTCGAAGTCCAGTCGCGGATCATCTGCCGAATCTGATCCGGTGTCATCGCCGGCTTGTTCCACACATCCAGCACGAACCGTTTCTGCGTCGCCGGATCCAAGCCGATCACCACCGCAGCCGTGTGCCCCGCCATCGCCGGGTCCAAACCCGCCACCACCAGCAGGCCATCCATCCCGTCGGGGCGGCAGTTCGCCATCCCCCTCGGCATGATCCCCGCCAGCCGATTCCCATTAATCGCCCCACGGACCGCATCGGGGTGGAACACGGCGTCGTCGGACACCTGCTGCTGCATGTACACCATCGCCCACGTGCGGGGGGCGACCCGGGCGCGTTTCTTCGCCAGCCGCGGCCCATTCCACTTCGGGAACAAACCATCGGCATCGGGCTCGGCGTCCTTATCCGTCGGATCGGGGTGATTCGTGAAAGGCCACAGCGTCACCCAGTCCTGCGGGTCATCGGCTGTCTCGAGTACTGCCGGCATGGACAGGTACGTCCAGGGGCAGGTTTCCTCCGGGTAGCGGGTGGGGTCCCGCAGCTCGGAATACAGATCCTTGCCCGACAGGCGGGTGCCCACCACCAGCAGCATCCCGTTCGCCGACAGACGCGACATCACCTCGGCCTGCAACCAGTCGATCTGCTTCTCGTACTCGTGGGCGTTCGTCAGATCAACCGCGTCATCGACAATGACAATGTCGGCACGTGCGCCAAAAATGTGCCCTCGGATGCCCAGCGCCTGCACGGTCGGGTCCTTCTCACCCGAATCCCGCGATTCCCCCGACACGTAAATCATGTCCTGCGTCCACGAGGCGTCCGACGACTCGAACCCCCCGGCAGGGGCGTAATGGGCATGCATCTCCGTGAACTTCGGATGCGTCAGCCGCGTCTTCACGGCATAAAGGAATTTCCGGGCCATCGACTGGGTCTTCGACACGATAATCACGCGAATATTCGGGTCCATCGCAATCCGATACGTCACATAATTAATCGTCAACGTCACCGACTTGCCATGCTCCGGCGGCATATTCACAATCGCCAGGTCCCGCTCACCCGGCTCGAACACGATCCCCGTGGGCGTCCACGAAGGGGAACGCCCCTCCATCAAATCCACCACATTCTGCATATGCGGGAACACCCGCATCCCCAGGAACCGCTCCGAAAACTCAGGGAACGACAATTTCAGCGGCCCCGACCGCTGGCGCATCCCCCGCACCTCGTCCACGCGCTGCGCGAACACCGCATCCTCACGCCGCCAACGCTCATACGCCGACACCGTCCGACCCACCCGGACCAGCGCCGACTCCACCGTCATCCCGTCCGCAATCGACTTCAACACCTGAGACTTCAGCTCAGAAACAGGCACCGACTTCGAACGACCCGACACAAAAACCCCACCCTCCACAAGGCGGCCAAATGAAGGGGACAATTACGAGGCCCGGTATCCACCCGAAACAAGGCAGACTCCACCACGCCGACAGGAATCAGTTAATACATGAATGTCAATGATTCATTCATTGACCCGGACCCCCTCGGGGGGTCCAAAAAGTAATGTCGTTCGGGGTTCTCGCTCACTACGTTCGCTCAAACCCCTCACTTATATAGTGCCTGCTCATCGGCGTGTCACGTGCACCACTGTGACCGACATCACACAGATAGACGTTTCAAACCTATCCAAACAGGACCGAAACGGACAGCCCTTGAATATCCCCCCACGAGGAAATACACGCAGAATTACAAGGGGCTTATTTATATATATGTACACAATGTAGTTAAAACCCTGGGGTCAAGCTCGTACGTGTGTTCGACGCCGGTCCTACCGACCGACGGGGGACTATGCGTGCAATCGCCCCCCAGGAGGGGGGAGGGGGGTGCCTGCCGACCCCCCGAGGGGGTCGCGTGTGCCTATATATGGGGTGAGAC